CACCCATACCACAAATAATAAACTTTTCCATTCTAGCAATTCTAGCTTCCATTCTATCTATTCTTTCAAATGTTTGTTTCTGCATATATCTACAAATTCTTTCATGATGTTCTATTTTTTGTAATGCAGATTTCTTAGGCATTCTGTCCCCTTCTAGTTGCAATTAATTGACCTAACTCATCTCTTGGAAACGCTGCTTGATAATCTTGGGGTGCTATTTGTGCTGTCATTTGCGGTGCTTGTTGAGCTACAGGTAATCCTGGTAATTTAGGCAGAGCAGCAGTAAGTGGGCCTTCGTCCATGGTCTCTAGTCCTCTAGCCATAACTTGTGCTTCATTTTCATTGACAGGTGCACCACCTATGATTGAAACAACGTCTTCCATTTCAGGTGGAGGAATAACTTTAGCTAAATCCTTTTCTGGTACTTCAGGAAATAATCTATCGTAATCTTCTTGATTCATATTTATATCTTTAGGTGGAGTAGAATCATATTGCGTATTAATTAATCTTTCTAATAATTGTTGTGTGCCAACATCCTCGCCACCATAAACAATTGGATCATTTGGATATTCATTACCAAAAGTAGAAATCATATCAATGATAGCTCTGTTCATTAGAGGTAATGCAACACTTGGTAATTTACCTTCGTCTAAAAGTTCTAAATATGTTTTAAAAGTAGAACCTACTTTATCCATAACTTTAGGAGATGATAAAATTCTGTTTGTTCTGTTCCCTAAAAACAACATCAAAGCTGTACCAGGTAAACCCATACCATACATAGCACCAGCAGCACCAATAGATCCTGGGCCAGTAAGTACAAGTCTTCTAGCTAAGAATGTAGATGCATTTGGAATATCATAACTGTTTAGAGCATCAACATAAGTTAATAACTCATCAATCTTGTTAGTCATTTTTTTACCTGCTTGTTCTCCAAAGATCATATTAATTTTATTTTTGTATTCATTTGTAGGAAATACTAATCTTCTAAATTCATCAGGGTCAAATTTTAAATTACCATAATACGCAAAGTCTTGACCAATATCAGCACCTTTTTTTATTTGATCTAAGGTTCTTCCAGGTAACCTTTGTAATTCCATTTGTTTTTCTTTACCTAACATTTGTTCAATAAAGCTGTCATCTTGTGCAACTTTAAAAGATTTTTGATAAGAGTCTGCAAGATAAGAACTAAATAATCTTCTTAGAGAGTCATTACCTGGTTTAGTTCCTTTTTTAACAAATTCAAAAGTTTGTTTTTCTGGATTAAATCTATATACATCTGCTTCTACCAATTTTTGCAAATCAGTTATAGCATCGTAACTTTGTCTACCTGCTCCTGATTGAAATACATTTTTAGAAATCATTTGAGCTAATTGATCTTTATTAATTCTACCTGATTCAAAAAAACCAGCTAACTGTTTGTCAGAAAATAAATTTTTATCAAAAGCTTTAGCAAATCTATTAGCAAGAGCCGTTTGAAAAGATACAATGTTAGTTTGGTAAAAATTGTTTGCATCTAGAAGTTGAGTTCTTAATCTTGTAATAGCTTCTTCGTTTAACTTCATACCTCTCGCACCTTCAATATCACCGACTTTTACTTTAGTTGGGTCTGCAGGTTGCAAAATATTGTTTGCTATGTTTGCATCTTGTGGTGGATATTTTAAAAATATTTCATCAGAAGGGTTTAGTTTTACTGAAGAAAAATCTTTTTCTAAAGCTTTCTTCATATCTTTGTAAGTACCAATTAAAGGTAAATTTTTAGGTGAAGTTGCTACAGCTCTATTTAACATTATCTGTAATTCTAAAAATTCATTAGGTGATATCTTTCTGTTAGCTTTTATTAATGATTCATAAGCTTGTCTAAATCTACCGATCGGAGTTTGTAATAAATCATTATCTATTGTCATTTTAAATTCAGCTGGTGAAAAATTATTAGCTAATAAAGAATTATAATATTTTCTTGAGAAGTTTAAGTCTATCATCATAGGGTCTCCAAACTGTTTGGACATAGATCTAAAACTTTCATACATAGAATCAGATACTCCTCTGAATCTTACAAAGTTATCTGACATCTGTTTAGCAATATCATTTGAAACTGTGGCTAGTTCAGCCATATGCATATTAGGTTGTAAGTTAAAATTCTTTTCAAATGCTTGTGTAAATTCTCTATATCTTGATTCTTTAGCAGCTAATGCAGGATTACCTACAAAAGGTAATTGACCAAAGACTTTATTAAATGCTTTAACAACTCTACCACCGATTGATGTAGGGTCTGCCATTTCTAAATAAGATGCTTCTAATCCATTTTTTTCAGCAATAGCTTTTATAGTTTTAGCATAATCACCCTCTAATCCTAAAAACTTTCTTACTAAATAACCTGCACCAAATGCAGAAGGAGCTAATAGTTCTGCACCTGCGTTCCAAGCAAGTCCAACAGCAAAATCATCAGCTGCTCTCATAAATGGGTTTTTATCTAAATCTTCCTTATAGCCTGAAGAAGTTATACCTTCTTTAGCTCTTATAATATCATCAGCCACATCATAAGCTAAACCTCCTGCAGAATAACCTAATGATCCTGCTACCACTGGTCTTAAAATTGCAGAAACAGGTTCAGGTAGATTTTTAGCAGAGTTACTTAAATTTTTAAGAGTTGATGCAAATTGATTTGTGCTTTTTTTAGAAAATACTTGTTTAAGTTTACCAATTTGACCTGAGTATTTTGTTGGATTAACTAATATTTGTGCTAACCTTTTTCGGTCCATCATTAATTGTGTAGCAAAAAACCCCATATCAAATATTGTTTTAACAGTATCTCTATTTAAGATATCTCCTGTTTTAGCTCTGATAGGGTCTTCTTGGTAAGACTTTTCTTTTGCTAGTTCATCAGCAACTTGAGTTTGTTTTTCTAAAATATCGGCTATTGGTTTTGTTTGGAGAACACCTTTCTTTTGTAGACCGTCTAATATTTGTAAACGATCTTTATCAAGAGCTCTTAAATCAAGTTGATTAGAATTAATTAAATCTGCTACTTCTTGTGGGGTCATTCTTTAATAATTCCTTGTAAGTTATCTTTGTTAAACATTTTACCAAATGCATCTTGGTCTTGGTTATTATCAACATCAAAACCTCCAATAAATTTATTTATATTATCTTGATTTTTATCTATCATTTGTGAAGCAAAATCTTTATCAATAGCATCAAGCTCCATTGGATTATAATAGAAAACATCTTTCCATTGGTTTCTAATACCACCTAATCTATTTTTAAAAGTTTCATTAACTGTTTTATAAGCTGTTAAAATTTCTAATGGGTTTTGATCATAGAAAGGCACATAACCAACAGTACCGCCTAATCTTCTTTCAGCTCTTTCAATATCGGCTACAGCCAAACGGTCTTTATCTTTAAGTGTTTGTGCTAAAGCATAAGTAGACAATAGTTCTAATGTTTCTAACAGTGCTTGTGCTTGAATTTCTTCTGATGCAGAATCTAAATCTTGTGCTTTATCTTCAATTTTTTTAAATATACCTTGAAGTTTTTTATCAACGCCATCTTCTACTTCACCAAATGATTTAAAATTTTGAAAATTAGTTTCTTCTCTATCTTTTAATTTTAAAATCGTTTCTTTATAACTTTTTGAACCTGTAGCAATATTTGCTAACTCACCAAATTTAAGTGTAAGTTTTTTCCAACCACCTTGTACCCCAATAAGATCTGGGTTTTCAGCGGCTACTTTAATAAATAAATTAGTATATAAATCACCTGATTTAACTGCTTTATATTCATTTAAAATCTTTGATTTATTAGCAACATTATCACCAATTGGAGCTTGGCCAATTACTTCACTTGGTTCTATTCTGATTTTTTCAGGTTTATTCCCTATCATTTCATAACCTATATAATATCCTTCTTCAGTTTGAGAGGCAGGTATAGGATCAGATATTTCACCGTTAGGTTTTTTATATCTTATTTTTATTGAGGGAGCTTTTATTTTTGTATCTTTTCTTTTTGCATTTGTTTCTAATAAAACTCTAGCTAAAGCTAACTCTTCTTTTTCTCTTTCTCGTTCAAGTGCAATTGCCATAGGAATTACGTTTTGACCTGCTTGACCAAGAACATCTAAAAATCCAGTGACACCTGGTTGCGTTGTTTTACCAGATAATAAGTTTGAAGCTAATTGCAGTAATAATAATTTACCTGATTTATTATAACCTCTTTCACCCATAACTTGTTTTGCAGCATCCATGGCTGCAGATAATTCAGTCATTTTACCTTGTTTTCTTGCTTCTGATTCTATAGCATTAAATACTTTTTCTGCGTTTTTAATGCTCTTTTTTTGATCATCTACTAAAGCTTTTGCTTCATTTTGATTTGTTTCTGGGTCTTTGTTTTCAGTTTCTTTAGGTACTTTTTTTACAACTTTTGAACCGCCTTTCTCTATAACCTCAGGCCCTGTTTCTCTATCATCTACTTTGACTTCATTTTTAAATTTTTCAAATAACCTTTGTGTAAGTGGTGTATTAAGATTTAACTTCTTCGCTTCTTTAAGTAAATCTACAGTAGATGGACTATCTGGAATCTCATCATAGTCTTGTATACCTTGATAAGACCCTCGCACTTGTCTTTTCAACTCAGCTCTGTCCTTTACTGGTTGAGGTGTAAATGTATCTGCAATAGAATACATAATAGCAGGACCAGCAATAGGTAATGTATATGGATTAGTTAAACCCATTGCACCTAAAGTTCTTATAGGTAATTTTTTTGCAAACTGTGTATAAGTTTGTGGATTCTTAATGGTATTTAAAGCAGATATACCTGCTTGACTTAACCCAGCAGACGTAAATGGTGATTGAGGAACCATTCCACCGTTTTGCAGTTTAAGTATACCTTTTTTAAATAATTTTCTATCTTTTAACTTTGACATTATTCTCCTAATTAGGAGCTAACGCAGCATAAGCTCCTATACCAGTTCCTACTGCTTGAGCAAAAGGTGAAGCTTGTGGTGCGAAGCCCTGAGTTACTGTTGACTGTGTAGAAGGTGCTCCTCTTTGAATATCAGATACAAAAGACATTCTTTGGAAAGGATCGGTAATTGCCTGAACTTTAGTTTGTCTATCAGCTTCTAATTTAGCTTGTTCAATACCTCTTTCTAAACCACCTGCAGCAAATAAATTTTGTATGTCTCCTTGTTGTTGTCTCATTCTAGCATCAGCTGCGGCTAACCCAGTTTGTGCTTGTAGTTGTTGCCCTGCTTGAAATGCACCTAATGCACCTTGAAAAGCTCTACCTTGCGCCATACCTATTTCTGAAAGCCTTGCTCTTTCAGCTTCAGCTCTTTGCACTCCTTCTCTACCTCCTCCAAATGCTCCAGCAGAAATAGCTTGGTTTGCAATTCTTTGTTGACCAAGTTGAGCCTGTCTATTTATTTCATCAGTTATAAAAGATTGGTACGGATTTAAATATTGTTGAAACTGTTGAGAAGACGGATCTAACGCTGCAGCTTGTTCCGCTGCTTGTATGGAAGACAAACCTGCTCCTGTGGTTCTAGCTTGTGTAATACCTTGAGTCTCTGCTCCAGTTAAACCTGCAACTTGAAAACTAGGTAATCCTAATGGTTTTTCAGCTAATTTTGCTGCAGCATCCATAAGTCCTAATCTTCTTGCTTCAATCTCTGGTGCTTCTCTAATTGTTTGTACGTTTGTAGTGTTAGCGGGTGCTCCGCCGCCACCTCCTCCACCTGATGACATCTTATTTTCCTCCTAAAAATTTATCCATTTGAACATGTGAATATTCGTATCCTAATGGAGTTAGCATTTTTTTCCAACCTGGTCTGCCATAAATTTCTATTTTTTTACAATCAAAATTATTTGAAGCCCAGTTTTCAAATTCATTAATTTTGTCCACCCATAGAGGTAAGTCATGTCCAGTTGCAATTCTCACTAAACCAATATTATAATTAGGTTGTTCCATAATCTGTGAAATACAGACACCATGTACATTGTCTTTTTTATCTGCAATAACCCATAGCTGTTCGACACCTTTTTTACAATTTTCTTTTACATCCGTATGGTCTCTAAAGTTATGATTTCTATCTAAAGCAGATTGTACCTTATCCTTGACTAAAGGCCATATTTTATCAATCTCTTTTGGTTTAAATAATATTAAGTCCACTAAACACTCCCTGCTATTTTTTCTAATTCACTCATTTGTTTGTAAAAAAATTTAGCACCTAATTCTCTTTGTTCTTTTTTATTTTTACCTCCCATTGCTTTACCAGCACCTAATACTGATTTAGCTTTAGTAACAAATTCTCCATCTGCCAGTTGTGCTAACATAGTGTCTTTGTTTCCTGATCCTTTACCTGTTTCATCAGTTACCATTTTACCAGAAGTTCTTTTATAATTAGAAGTATCGTTTTCATCTCTTTTCAATTTCGAGGGTAATACATCTACTATATCACCTTTATTAAATTGTTGCATTCTTGGTTCGTTTGCTGCTCTTGATCTAAATGTATCCATCAAATCTTTTATTGCATCTGGTGTTGGAGGAGCTTCTGGAACTCTTACTTCTTCACCTCGGGGTGATGACATCAGACCCATAATACCTCCAATATCACCTACGTCCATTTCAGTTTCATTAGTCAATTTTATTAATTGTTCTTTTGCTTTTTGAACATCTGCAATTGTAATTCTATCTTTATCTCTCATAGTAGTCGCATATTCAATGGCTGTTTTATCTGGGTCTTCTGCAAATTTCATTATAAAATCTTTTTTAATTCTTGCAGGCAATTTAATTTCTACTTTTTCAGATTCTGTAACTTCGCCACTTAGAGGTCTTGCTTTCATTGAAGCTTGCATCGTTCTCGGATCTTTAACAGATTCTTGAAATCTTTCCATTAAATTTGCAACAATCCCTGGTCCGTCGGCCGTCTTCTGTTGTTCCATATCAAATTGTAACATCTCATCATCTGGTGACATCATATTTGCATCAGCAATACCACCTTCTTGCATACCTGAGTATGGAGACCCTTCAGGATATTTTTCGTAATCGGGTCCGTATTTTCCAGAGAGCGGTTGAAACATTTCAGGATCTGATGCATAAAATCTATTGAAACCAGGATACTTTGGATCTGGTGGTGGAGTTGGATCAAATAACCCTGCTCCATAAGCAGCAGCTCCTAAACCAGCTGATCCTAAACCAACTCTAAATTTTGAAATGTCTCCACTTCCATCTGGTTTTAAAAATGGTTTTTCAATTGCACCTAATCCTCTTTCTAATTTTCCTAAAAACCCTGTTGACTTAGTTGTTTGATCTTTTGCTAATTCTTTAAGCATTTGTTTTTCAGCAGCTTTATTAACAGTGCCTGGCACAATTTGATCAGTTGCCATACTTGCTATACCTTCTGATCCTCCTTTTGCCAAAGGTGAAGTAGGCCCCAAGGCATAAGATATAGCCGTGTCTCTAATTGTTGATTTTAAAAGGTCAGAACCTCTTTTACCTTGTAATGCATTTATACCACCAGATATAAGTGCTGCCATTAAAACTGGATTCATATTTTATTAAGCTCCTGTAAATACGTATTTATGTAAATTTACTCAATTTTAGCGCATTCGTCAATGAACTTGGCTTTAAAAGGATAGTTACCGTGGTGTGTTATTTCGGAGTTTATAAGCGCAAATATACGTCCTCCAGCCTTTCTAAAACGGTCACAGAACGCAAAATCTTCACCTATTATTTGTCCTGTTTCTTTAACAAACTCAGTATCCCAAAAGTTGTAAGAGTGTTTCATGTTTTTTTCTGTTTCATTTATTAAATGATTTTGTCTTACTTTAAGTTCAGGATAGTAATTAATCATTCTTTCAAATGCTTCTCTTTTTATCAACATACAACCTGCAGGGCCTCGTTTTATTTCCATCCAACCATTAATACTCTCGAAGTTATCTTCATCCATTACTTTCATTGGAAAGTGAAAACCACCTTTATTCACAGGTATTTTATGTTTTTCGAATAATTCTTTTGATTTTTTCCAATCAATCCATTTCATAGGATATGGTATTAAAGTAACTTCCTCATCAGCCTCAACCATTTTAAATATATCTTGTTCATTAAATTGAATATCAGTATCTACAAATAACATGTGAGTACAGTCCGAACTTAAAAACCCAGCAGTGCAACCATTTCTACCAAAAGTAACAATAGAACTTTTGTGTAAATGTAATGTAATACCAACTTTTCTTTTATGACATTCTGACTGTAGTGAAAAAACAGATCTCATATAGTGGATATCTACTAGACCTGTTGTTGGAGAAGCTAAATATAATTTAGTCATGTTTTATAAATTCATCCATGTACCGACCAATGTATTGATGTTCTCCCACATGCATAATATATTCATCTACTATAGCAAAAATCTTGCCTCCAACTTCTTTCCATAACTTACAAAAACCAAAATCTTCTCCTAAGTAAGTTTGCGTTTCCTTATCATGAACAGTATCAAAAAAATTGTAGTAATTATCTTTTTCTTCACTCTTGCCATTTATAATAGAACTTTGTTTTATTTTTCTATCAGGATATGTTTTTATTAATTTTTCAAACACTGAACGTTTAATTAACAAACAACCCGCAGGAGCATGGGTTATTTCTGTTATGCCTTTATTTACTACAATTTTACTAGCATCTTCTAACCTTACTGGATAAGTGCACGCACCAGTTTCCATATCTGCTTCTGTTTTTATTAATCCTCTTTCAAATTTTTCTTTTAACTTTCCAAACTGTATGCTTTTCAATGGGTAAGGTACGCATATTACATCTTTATCTGCATCAATCATTTTTCTAACCACATGCGGGCTAATTGCAATATCAGAATCTAAAAATAATAAATAATCTGCTTTAGTTTCTAAAAATGATGCAACCGTAAGATTTCTACCTTGTGTAATAAGTGATGATTTATGCATTAGAAAAGACACGCTATCACCATTCTTTAAAAAATCTTTTTGTATTTCCAAAAGACATTGAGTATAATGAATGGATACTTCTGAATGCACAGGAGTGCCTACACATATTTTTATTTGTTGTTCTTCTTTAAATCCCTCCATTAATATTTTAGAGGTTGTTTTTTCTTTTTCAAACCAAATAGGTTCTGAAGGATCTTGTGGGGACACGTTTATCTCCTTTATTGTTTGATAGGTATCGTTATTAGACCAATTTTTACTTTTTTGCATTTATTACGTTGTATAAAAAATTATTCCACTCCATAGCTTTTTTATCCCAATTGTAATATTTTTTATAAAAAGCTTGTTGCATGTCTAAGCTATCTTGAATAGCTGTTTCATGAAGTGTTTTAGCAGCCATTTCAATAGCAGCAGCAAATGTTTGAGATAGTATTTTTAAGTCTTTTGTATAAGTAACATACATAGGAAATTCTGCGCAGGTTTCATACAAAGCACCATAGTTAGTCACAATTGAATACAGTCCAGCAGATAAAGATTCAATAGCAGATATACAGGATGTTTCCTCAAAAATACTTGGGTACACGTACATATTGTATTTGTTTAAATTTTCTAAAATAAAACTATTAGGTCTGTAACCAATATAATTGACGTTTGGTAATTCTGAAGCTTGTTTATAAAGAGGCACATATCGGTGATCATTTTGATTTTTAAAATCTTCACCGTATACTTCAGTTGAACTGTATACATCTAATTTTATTAGTGGATTTTTTACTAGTTGCATTGCACCAAGTAATACACTCAAACCTCTCCATGGTGTATTCTGATGGATTATTCTTATTGGATCACCTTTTTTAAAAACTTTTCTTTTAGGAAAACTTGTGCAACCATTTTTAATTACATGACATTTTTCAGTTGGTATATCAAACATCATTCTAAATTTTTCATATGTCCAATTACTATTAAAGACATACCAATCATATTTACTATGATTAGTTTTTTGACTAAACCAAGGTGCTATATTGGGCTGGTCGTAAGAATTTTTTTGCCAAAGAATATTTGGTTTAGTTGGATGTAGAGGTATTTTTTCAGGTACAGAAGTAGTTATCTGTACTTGATCTAATAAGTTTTTATTAGCGTATTGATCTAAAAAACTATGTTGTAGTTCAGTTCCACCTTGGGGATTCATTATTTGGTTTTACCAAATACCTCTAAAGATGCAACTGTTATTTTTTGATTGATTTGAAGATCATCCTCAACAGTGTCAGTATTGGTATCAGCAACATCATTATCAAAATCAGCTTTGCTAGCATATACTTTCCCTGTTCTTTTATTTTTAATTTCTTCTTCAGCTTTTGCTGGAAGAACTGGAACTTCTTCTCCATTAATCATTACTGTTTTTGTCATTTTCGTCCTTGTTTGTTATAAGGTTTATAGTCTCTTTTTTCGTGTTTGTTAAGTGTCTTCTTATGTCTCCCTGGTCTTTTTCTTGGTTTTGGTCTAGGTACAAAATTTACAAATTTTTGTTTAGCCATTTTCTTGTGATCTATTTATGAGTGCATAATTTATAGCACCTTGAATTTTGTTACTACCTGTAGCTGCTGTGACTGTAATTGCATCACCTGCTTCTAAATTTAAACCTTGAGGAGCTGCATTGATTTGTGTTTTAGCAGCTACATCATCTCTAAAAAATTCGTATTCTGTACTTGAATCAGAGGAATCTACAATATTCATATTGACTAAAATAGCAGAAGATGCATCATTGTTTGCACAATAAACACTTTTTACAATAATCGTAGCATCACTTGGACAAGTAAGTGCTGTAGTTTTTCCAGTACCAGCTTGTTTGAATCCTTGATTTTTATATTGTATTGTCATGATAAAAAATAATTAAACGTATCTTGCTCATCTTTCAAGTCTTTTTGAAAAGCAAAATTTAGTTGGTTTTTAAGAGTTTCTAAAGATGCCATAATTTGTCTTTGATTTTCTGGATCATATATTTCTTTAGGTTCTGGTATAATTGCTGTTATTTTTGCCATTTTTTTATTATATCTATTTGAATCTGAAAAGCAAGTTGCCTGCGATTGTTTCATTATTTGAACATGAAGATACTCCATGTTTCATAAAACTAGGAAAAATAATCATTTGATCATCTTTACATTGTATTTTTTTTGTAGCATCAAACAAATTTGCTACCTGATAAGATATTATTAAATCTTCATATGGTGAAATAAAATATGTTTTACTTTCTCCAACCTTTTTATAAATTACAAAACTAAAAACACAACCAGGATGTATGTGTGGCTCTTGATAATCTTTATCTAAATATTTATTTGTCCAAATTGATTGAAGAGCAATTTCATATTCTTTCTTGTAAAGTTCATCTAAATTTTTAATCAATTGTTTAAATAAATATTTTTCAGAGTTTTCTGTAAGTTTGTTTTGAGAATAAAAAGAAGATACGGTATTTGATACCCAAGATTGTGTTTTTTTAAATTCTTGTTTTTCAAATTTAATTTTTTTTGATTCTATATTTGAAACAAATATAGGCATACCAAATATGTTATAAATCACTATCTTCTTCCATCAGGTTGAAAATCAAATCTAAATAAACCTAATCTCCAATTTTCATCTATAGAATCGTTTGATATTTTCAAAGCTGCTAATCTTGCTCTTGCTCGAGTATCTATTTTAGTTGTAGAGCTACTTACAGAAAAAGGCCCTAACGGTGAGCTAGTTTGACTTTCCGAAGGAAAATCTCTTAGTTGCATCGTCACTTCAGCATTACCTTGAAGAACTTTAAAGTCAGGAATAAATCTTCTTATCTTTATAAAAAATTCACCTTCTCCATCTGCATCTAAGTCAAAGTCACCAGATTGTATAAAAGCTTCAATAGCTGTTTTATTTCCGCTTGCATCAACTTCATTTACTCCTGTCTCATGTTCAAAATAGATAGATTTACCTTGACCTATGGTAATTCCACTTACAGTTGGAAAATTAGGTGCACTGTTTTGAACAAATTTTGTTGCATAAGGTTTATCGAAAACTACTTTATCTACATAAGAGCTTCTTGCTAGAGTTCCTGTTGTCCAAGTGTTTTCTAAATAATTATACGTTACTATTCTATTATTAAATTGACTTGAATCATCTGGGTAAAACCATATTATTTCATTAAATAAACTATTGTGTGCACCAAATACCTGTTGTCCTGCAGCATAATTTAAACCAGGATTACTACCTGTTGTTTTAAAAACAAAGTCTTCTACCAAACAAGGAAGACGTTTGACTGATCCGTCATACACAAAAAATCCTCCTTCATCAGACATCCAATAAACAGTAGCATCAACAAACACTAAAGAGTTTTGCCCTATGATTCCACAGTTTGATCCTACTTGTCGTATAGAAAATGTAAAAGGTGGACCAACGAATTGCATTATATATGCTGAGGTATCTGTACCAACAAACGTGTAATCTTTTGCTTGAACAGCTCCCCTTATTTCAGTCCCAGAATCAAGCTGAAATGTTCCTGCTGTGTTAGTAGATGTTGGAGCGTACACTGTTCTATCTTCTTGATCAGAGAATCTAATAAACATTTTATCTTGAGTACCAGGAGTGCCAATAGTTGTTTCAGTGCCAAGATGAAATAAATGCCTATCTCTGTCTGATACAATAGTCATAACTGATTTTGTAGGATTGTTAGTAATAGGAGTCGCTCTAGTAGTAAGAGCATTACCATCTACTGCTATTGGGTTCCAATTGAATGATCTTCCATTATGTACAGTTGCAATTAATATTTGACCATAATTATCTAGTGACCACATTCCAGGATCTAAGACTACATTTGTAGTAGTTCTAGCTGTTCCCCAAGTTGAAGATCCCCACGTTCCAGCTCCCCAACCATAACCTCCAGTCGAAACCAAATCTCCTATTTTAATGTAAGGTAAAGGATCTAAAGTTCCGTTGTTTGATACTCCTGATTTAGTTTCAGTTGTAGGCATTAATATCGTAAATGTAGTTGTGGTTGGTGCAGTTTGAACTTCAAATAATTTATCGTCAAAATCTGCAGCAGTGTAAACTGTGTTTGCGGTTGTGAATGATCCAGCGTTTTCAAAAGTCAATATATCACCCGCAGATAAATCGTGAGCTCCTGATGTTGTAATAGTAACTGTTGCTGATGCATTAGTCGTTGTTATATTTGCTCCAGTAGATTGCCTATCTGGGTCAATGGGTGTGATATCATAGAAAGTTCCTGAGTGATAAATATACAAACATCTATTCGTTCCTATTGCATTGTATTTTCGGCCATCTAAATCAGCGTATATGTGTTGTTTTCTAGCTGCACCTATCAATTCAGATGAAGTATCTTGAAGCCAACCACCAATTTTTTCAGGTTGACCGTACCTAAAACGTACATTATCCCCGTCTACCCAATTATTTTCATTTTGAGTATCTGTTTGCTGTTTATTAAATCCAGGTCTAAAAGGTATTTTTATTAAAGCCATAACAATATTATACATCAATATTCTAATTCAATAAAGATCAACCCGTTTTAGATATTATTATATTCCATTCTGATTTAGCTAATAAATCGTCTAATAATATATCTCTAATATTATATTTTTCTATATATTCATGTATTTCATTTGTATCTAATATTATCCAATGAGTATCTGTTTCGAATACCATCTTGTCTGCATTTGATTTAGTATCCCCAGTTTTCTCTAATTTTTTACCTTCAGCTTTGGACATGCCTCTAACATCAAATTTAAATATTTGATTAGATTTATTTTTAAGTCTCCCTTGCACATGCCATGTTTTTTGAGTTTTAGGATAAGTGATATCCTCTAAACATTGTTTTGCAAATCTTTTTAAAATTGTCATGTTCTTTTGAACCATGAAGGTAATCCTAAATGAGGACGCTTATCAAACATATTTTCTTTTGCTCCTGGTGTTTTAGAATTATTATAATGTAAAAATACTTGTATACATTCTTTACCTTTAAATTTTTCTCTCCAATGTTCTAGTTCACATCCAGAATAAACCAACATATCTCCTTGTTCTAAATCTATCTTTTCACCTTTTAAACCTTGTTTACCAGATGGTTCTAAAAAAATAGGCCAATTGTCTCCTCCTAAATTCATCGTAGTTGAAATTTCACAACTAAATCTATCTTTGTGTCTTTTAAGCTCATCACCTTTTTTATATATTCTAGCATAAGTATACGCAGGATATAATTTTAATCCTGTTACTTCTTCCATTTTTGGTTGACATTTTAGCAACAAAGTTTCCATAGCTATATTGCTATACTGGCAGTATGTGTCAGGTATCTGTTGGTTTTTATTTTCATAGTGACCTATAATATTTTCATAGGGTGAGAAGTATCTTCTATTCATACAAGTATCATAAACTTGTTTTTGCATACTAAAATAATTAGCAATAAATGCAGCTAACTCTTTTGATATTGCTTTACGTATTACTGTATACTTTTTCTTTTTAAACACTTTTATCATTTGAAAGGATATCCTAAATTCCACATTACTAAAGAATACCTTATACCTTTAGTTACAGGTTTAACTCTATGCCACACAAATGAAGGAAAAACAACAATTGAACCTTTGGATAATATTTCTGTGCATTTGTGAAAATTATTTTTTTTATCAGGATCATTATTTCTAAAATCAAATTCTAGTTCTCCACCTTCATATTCAGATCCATCTGTCAATTGACACGTCATAGAAAGTTTTCTTATTTTTCCATTATCAGGATGTCCTTTTTCTTTTTGATAGGGTCGGTCCCAACTATCACAATGCCAATCATAGTATTGATTTAATTTATATTTTGTAAATTGAATTGATTCTGATCTGTTCCAATCAAAATTCCAACCAGCCATACTATTTGCAGCATAGATATAAGGATGTAATTCTCTATATATCCAAGCATCGTTTAGCCATACTAAATCAGAATTTCTCTTTTTTTTAATATCTTTAATCTGATCTTTAGTTAATTTTTTTTCATCATAACCACCTGTAATACCCATACTTTCTGAATGAGATAATCCATATTTAATAATATCATCGCATACTTTAGGAGGTATTGCAGATTTAAAGTACCAATAATAGTTATAAAGATTCATGCGTAATTAAAATTAATCACAACTCTTCTTTTTTTATCTGTGCAAGAAGATCCTGTGTGTTTTATTGAAGAGTTAAATTCAACATAAGTATTTTCTTTACTTTTAACAATTTTGTTATTTTCGAATTTAGTGTATCCATTACAAGTGTTCACATAAAATATTCCTGTTTTTCCTTCTGACTGATCTACATGCATGCCGTGTTCCGTGGTTTTAATATCTTTAGTCAACAAATTTGCTTTGATTTTATTGAGTTTTTTAAATTTTAATTTTTTGAGAATAGGTTCTACCATATCAAAATAATTTTTATCACAATTTATTTGACCGTCCTTAAAAAATATAAATGTAAATTGAAAATAATTATCATCTGTATCTACCACACCATTGTTGAAATACCAGGGCATGTAAATTCCCATCAAAAAATCTTTAAGTTTTGTAAATTCTTTTTTAGATAAAAAGTTATTATAAACTTTCATAAGTTATTGTTTGCACATAATTTATTTCTTCAGAATTATTTGTTATGTGGTACGTATTAGTTGATGGAAACATAATAAACATATTGTTTAATAGTTCTATATCCCAACTTTGTCCTTTAACTCTATTATCATCGTAGTATATTTTAACCAAACAATCTTGAAGATTCACACCATATAATAATACAAAATCACATGAATCATTTGGATTCATAAGATCAACCTCCAATAAAGGAGGAGTATTACTTTTTGCATTATAAACATTACCCCAAGAACGTTTTTGTCTTAATTTAAGTTTATATTTTAGATACATGTTTTCTGCTATGTAATTATTTAATTTATCCCAGTTTTTTGAAAATTTATGTTTAGTGTTATTAATTGAACACTCTAAAATATTTGCTCTTAATTCATTACTATCTATCTCAAAATCTTTTGGCATTGATACTTCGCCATAATATAATGCTTGTTCAGATAGTATTTTTTTATTCATGCCACCAATACTTTAATTTATGGTATCTATTTATGCAAGAAAATTAGTAAGATCCCAAGCTTGCGTACCCTCATTCCAAACATATATCCATGCGTGAGTTTCAGCACTATTTTGTGCAGATTGTTCCTCAGTCAAAGAAGGAGGATCACCAGCTGGTGATTTCCATGTAGCTGATTCAATATGTTTTACCCAAGACGGATGTGGTTGTGGAGGCCAAAAAATTTGATTTACCTCGTCCCATGTAAAACCTATACCTGCAAAGTTTCCTCTAAAAGGAGTGCCTCCTAAACTGTGTTGATTAGCTTGTGTATTGTAAGACGTTTGAATCCACATATGTGCAGGCCAATTGCTATGTGTTTCTAAATATGCTTGTCCTGAAGCTTCATCTGTAATGTGTTCGTTATCAACTACATTTACTGTTAGTACTTCATTATTTTCATTTATTTTTGCAAAATGTGCCATATTTTTACCTATTGAAATTTATATTTTATAACAACGATACCAGATCCTCCTGCTCCTCGTCCGCCTCCAAAATTATCTCCATTTCCTCCGTCGCCCGTGTTTGCTCCACCAATTGTACCTCCACTTTGACCTCTACCGCCAGCTCCATAAGTTCCTGAATTTGGAGCAGGGCCTATATTAGGATTTACATCTTTAGCATTTCCGCCAGCTCCTCCTGGGCCACTTGAACCTGCAGAATTTGTTCCGCCACCGCCTGATCCATTATTACCTGGGCCACCGCCATTACCAAAATTTGATGCTCCTGGGCTTGATTGTGAAGGTTGAGTTGCTGATGTATTACCAGGTCTCGCACCTCCTCCGCCTCCTCCGCATCCGCCAGATTCAGCTCCTGAAGAAGAAGGGCCTCCTCCGCCTCCGTGTCCACCGCCTAAACCTGTATAGCCTAGACCAGTTGAATTAGATCCTGGAGTTCCAGGTGTTGGGTCAGCATTCGGACCGTTTCCACCGCCTCCGATTACAATCGGATAACTTCCTGGACTTGCTGAAACAGTATAGCCATCACTATCGAGAACCATGCCGCCTCCGCCGCCTCCTCCTCCGTAGAAAGAGCCGCCGCCTCCCGCTCCCGCTACAACGACAGCAGTTACAGAATCTGATCCTGCAGGATTACCAACACTACTCACAGTAAAAGTTCCATTACCTGTAAACACATGAATTTTATAATCTCCAGAAGTGGTCACTGTTCCGCCACTTGCAGAAATAAATGATGCAGCTGTTGCCGCTCTAAATTGACCAATCGCAATTTGTCCAGAGGAAGGAATAGGGCCGTTTGGAGCTGGAGCTCCTGAAGGAACTAAAGGGCCTCCAGAATAATACTCTGATAATGCAATTGGATTTGACCCACCAAATTCAGTTTGTATATCACTTAGACCAACGTTTGTACTAGGAACAGACATTATTTTTTCTCCTTACTTAAATTTTCTATTTTATCATTTAGTGTTTTTACTGCTTCAATTAATAAACATGTTAGTCTATCATATTTTACAGCTTTCACACCATCAGACCTTTGAGCCACTGCCTCTGGTAAAACTTTTTCTACCTCTTGTGCAATAACTCCAACATCTTTTTTTCTAACAAAATAACCATCTTCACCGCCTCTTTTATCTATATAATCTTTTTTCCAATCAAACAGCACACCATTTAATTTTTTTATAGATTCTAATGGTTCAGGAATATTAACAATATTTTCTTTGAGTGCAACATCTGAAGAAAAGAAAGCAGTCACATCATTAGTAGCTCTTATTTCTCCCGTAGTACCTGAAGCAGCTGTTCCTACTCCAAAAGAATCAAACTGGACATCGTTAGATGTGCCTAAAGATAACGAAGTTCTTGCGGTTGCTCCTGACTCTGCAGTAAATGTAGAACCATTCCCAACAATAAAATTACCATCAGAAGTTGCTAATCCTGCAATTGCAGCAAGTCCAGCATCATATGCTTGAACATCTGTACCAACCACTAAACCAGCAAGCTGATTTGTTATTTCTACAACATTTGTTCCGTCTGCATAAACAATTACAGCATTTTTTTCTGTAGCACTAAAAGTAAAACCAGTTCCACTTACTGTTTTGAATTGAACTGTATTTGCACCTGATGTTCCGTTTACTAAAGTATATACTTTTTCAATACCATTAGGAATCGTTACAATTTGATCTCCTGTAATTGTTCCTATAAATTTTATTACTGCATTTCTAGCGTTTGATAATGCTCCATCACTCATCAATAAATTAGTTGTTTGAGCACCCCCAGCTATTGATACCTCTTGATATCCTGCAATTGCTTGTTGAACTAAATTTAAATTTGTGTTGGTTTTATCTCCCCAGGTTCCAGAGTTAGCCCCTGTAACCATTAATTCTAGTTTTAAATCTGTTGAGTAACTTGATGTCATATTTTATATTATATCCTTACTATGCAGCTAAATCAACCTCCGTCCAAACATTAGAAACACCTGGATCTACTTCAGACCAACCTGAAACAATCACTTGTCCAATAGACATAGAAGCAGAAACTCCAGTAGTTTCAGCACTTGCATCATCTGTTAAAACTTCACCAACCGCAGTTGTTAATTGTGATCCTGTTACAGTGTATGTTGAATTATGATTGACACTTCCAACAGCAGTTGAAAGTTGAATACCTGATAATGAAATATTTGCATCTCCAGTTATACTTTCATTTCCTATAGCAGACGTTAAAGAAATTCCTGTTACACTCACATCTGCATCTGCATCAGTGTCTTCATTACCTAAAGCAGACGTTAAAGAAATTCCTGTAACTGGAACATCTGCATTTGCTCGCGCAGTTTCATTTCCTATAGCAGACGCTAAAGAAATTCCTGTTACTGCAACTTCTATTAAAGAAAAAGCATTTACTGAACCAACATTAGAAGATAATGCTATTCCACTTACTACTTGAGTTGCATCACCTTCTGGTACTTCTTCTCCTACAGCAGACGCTAAAGAAATTCCTGAAACCGAAACATCAGCATTTGCAGATACTACAATATTTACAGGAGAAATTGTCGATAAACTTTCTGAAGCGAAAGGACTTTCTCCAAAAGCTGAGAGTGTATCAGTAAAAGCAAAACTATTTGTTATAGATAAAGGTATGCCAGTGACAACAGCGTCTACTCCTATTGTACCCGAAATACCTACATTGTTAATTGCTGTTGAAGATGAAATTCCTGTAACATCTACAAAAATACTAGAAGACTCTTGCGAAAAGGCTGTTGTAGAAAATGGACTAGTAGCAAAAGCCATTGGTTAGGCTCCTGATTTTAGTTCTTCTATTTCTTTTTTAAGTTCTTTTACAGATTCAATTAATAAAGCAACAATTCTATCATACTTAACAGCTTTTATACCGTTCTCTCTTGTTGCAACTACTTGCGGTAAAACTTTTTCTATTTCTTGTGCAATAACACCAACGTCATTTTTTCTAACGAAATATTTGTCTTCACCACCGTGTTCTTTAATATAATCATCAGTCCAATCAAAAGTTACACCATTTATTTGGCTAACTTTTTCTAAAGGGTTTTCAATATTTTTTATATTTTCTTTAAGAGATTTATCAGAAGAATAAAAAGCAGTAATATCGTTAGTTGCTCTTATTTCACCACTTGTTCCAGACGCAGCAGTTGCTACTCCTAAAGAATCTACTTGTTGATCATTAAATTCAACATCTGAAGAAGTGCCTAATCCTATCGAAGTTCTTGCAGTAGCACCAGTTTCTAAAACAAAATTAGAACCATCACCAACAATAAAACCTCCGTTAGTTACAGCTAAACCTGCAACATCTTGGAGCTGTGCATCTAGCCTTGCATTAGCTAAAGTACCAGAACCAATATTACTTGCATTAGTTGTATCAGTTGTTGCAGAAGTGGCTAAACCTAAGTCTGATCTAACTTCAGATGCGCTTCTACCTTCTAAACCGTTTGCAGTAAAACGAGCAAAATCATCGTCAGCAGCATCTGCATCGTCTATTTTTACTGCATTAGTGTTTGCTATTCCAAAAGTTAAAGAAGCTTGACCACCAATGTCTGAAAGAACTTCAGAAGCAGAACGTCCTTCAATCGCAGTACCAGCAACACGTAAAAAATCATCATCTGCTACACCTGTTGTAAATTTAGGAACATTTGTATTTGATATACCTGTATCTAATACAGCAGCTGTTCCTAATCCAAGTGATGTTCTAGCTGTTGCTCCATTTTCTGCTACAAAGTTAGATCCATCCCCAACAATAATATTTCCATCTGTCACGGCTAGACCTGCAACGTCTTGAAGTTGTTGATCTAATCTAGCATTTGCAACTGTCCCAGTAAGCTGACTTGCATCAATACTTTTATTAGTTAATGTGTCCGTTGTTGCCTTACCAACTAACGTATCATCTGCTGCTGGAAGTGTAAGTGTAACATCACCTGTTGCAGCTGGGCCTTTTAAAGTTACAGAATTTGTACCATTGTCAGTATCCTCTTTGAATAATATTGATCCTGCACTAGAACTCGATCCTGTTAATACTGGTGCTGTTAAAGATTTATTTGTTAAAGTTTGTGTGCCTGTTAAAGTTGCAACTGTTGAATCAATTGCAATGTCATCTGCGTTAGCGGTAATCCCTGTTCCTCCAACAACGTTTAAGGTTACATCTCCTGATGTACCGCCACCTGTCATACCTGCACCAGCTACAACTGAAGTAATGTCTCCTACTGGAACTGAAGCTACTTCTGCATCTACGTACGCTTTTATTGATTGTTGTGTTGCTAAGTGAGTAGCACTGTCAGATGCCATGTTATCTTCATCTTTAATTGAAGTTCCACTTATTGTGCTATTTAATACTGCACTTGTTAAAGTTTTGTTTGTTAAAGTTTGTGTTCCTATATCAGATACAAGAGTTGCAGCACTGTTTCCTATTGTGGTTCCACCAGGTAACGTTAAGGTATTTGTTGCAGCTACTGAGTGTGGTGCACCAATAAGTGTCTGTGCGTGAGCGTTACTAGACTCACAATAAAATTTAATTTGTGATACAGCACCGCCATCATTTTTAAGATCAATAAGACCACCTTCAATAAATAAATCATGAGGTAAAGTTACATGATTACTTGCGTCTTCAATAACTGCTTTAGATGCAGGAAGAGTACAAAATACATTTTTTGTACCTGCAGAAAAATCAACCGCACTATCAGAATTAGAAGATGAGATAATAGTTGTTCTTGCTAGAGTGTCAGGTGATGCGTCAGTAACTGTTCCAAGTCCTACTTCGAATTCTCCATTTGAATTTACAATCGCGTAGTAAGTTGTGTTACTATTTCCAATTCCTGCAACAAAAGTTTCAAAACCAGATACAGCTCCAGCTAAATTAAAGGTTCCTGTACCAGTCGTTGTTGAAGTTTCTTTTACTCTATCATTTACAACCAAAGCCATTTCAACTCCTTTTTAAATTTTACGATATTCTCAAAATTGCAGCAGAAGTTGTGAACGCAGGGAATTGAATAGTGAAAGTTCCTGATGTTGCAGTTTTATCACCACCGAAATCCAACACACAAACTGCTGTGTTTGAGTTAGATGTATTATAAATCAAAGCTCCTCTTGCTGTTAAAGTTACTCCTGTAAATGATCTGTCAGCAAAATCTACGATTGCTACTCCTGAAGCAACTGAAGTGTTTTGAGATCCTTTTGCAAGTTTCCCTCCACCTGAAGTATACTGTCCAGAGGCACCAACTTGGTTATCAGTTGTAAACGAAGTTGTTGAAGCTCCTAAAGTTGCAGAGTTAGTGTAAAGTGCTAATTTAAATTGATCACCTGATGTTTGTGTAAAATCATGCTTTCCTTCCAACAGCTCTTTTTTAAATGAATTTGCTATTGCATTTGTTGTTATTGCCATTTTATGCTCCTTTTAATTTTAATTAGGGATTTGGTGAATCTAATTGTATTCGAGTCACCCCATCACTATATTCATCTCTTCTTCTGTATCCTTTTTGTAAGATACTGAATGTTTTCAATTCTTCAGTATAACGGTTTTTATACAAGTTGTACATATCAGTGGGGCCTTTTAAAAACCCAAAAGCCTCTGTCATTACACCATAGAATAATAAATTCTCAGCATATGTAGACAAATAAGTAGTTGTATTTGTAGAAGATAAATGCTGAGGAGTTTTTACATAATTAATTTGAACAGTAAAAGCTGAGCTTGGAGCTGGAGCCACTACTATGTTCGTAGGATTTTCATCCCAATATGAATAATATTTAGGTACACCAGTAACTAAAGCACTGGTATCTGGTGAATATTCTGAAATAAATGACTGGTCTCTTTTTTCAAGAAAGACTCTTGGAGTCCCTGATTGTGTTGAATCAAAAACCTGTACTCCTCTTAGATAAAGCAGATCTCCTGGTAAAACTAAATATCTATTACTCGCTGTAAAAGCAGATGTAGAATATTTACGATCCACATCCATTCCATCTACTGCTCTTGAAATAGTTAATTCTACATCATTGATAAAACCATCAACAATAGAATCTGTTAATACCGTAGAATCAACTTCAGTATAATCTCTTACTTTTGTTACTAATTCTGAAAAAGTTATTGCCATTATGATATATTTATCTGGCCTCCCATTCCAGAATGATTGGTACAAAAATAATATAACGTGGAGGGTGCGCTCGCGTCAACTGTTATATCAGTATAAGCTCCAACATTTCCAGGGGTGCCTGTAGCTGATACACCAGTGGTATATAACGAACCACCTGAATGTGTTCCATCTGATGTCGTTGAAAATCTTAGTGGGTGAGATCCTCCTGCACCGTTTGAAGAATCAGATTGATCAAATCTATATACATTTCCTTTTGTAAAACTTAGAGTAGGTTGTTGAGCACCATCTATAAAATATTTGTTTGATCCTAAAACACTTTGCACAGTTGTTGTATAAGTGGTCAAAGTTCCTGTTCCAGTTGTCGATATTGTTACAGGAGATAAATACATCGCCATTGCAGGTTTTACGTTTGTACTTGGTCTCATACCATCTGATGAAAAAGCAGAAGTGCTTTGACCAAATTCAGGAAAAGCTGTAACTACCATATTTCCACCCCCTATTTGATCTGAGGGAAACTTTTGAGGTCTAGCATCTAAAAGTGCTTGAGGGTCTGCACCATAAACTTTTGGATCTAATTGTGGATGTTTTGATTCAAATTCTGTAAAATGAACGATAGATCCATTCCATTCTTTTACCATTTCTGAATATGGAAAAGCTTGACCAGAACGGTCAGATATAGCTAATGAATTTTTACCTCTTGCAAATCTTCCCATTAATTCCTCGTTGGATAATAACTTGCAGGAGAAATAAATACAGAAGTTCTTTGTCGGTCTTCATCTAATGCTCGTTTAAGTTCGTCTTCATAATACATCTTCAATGCTTGTGTTCTTTCTGGTGCATATTTTAATGATAAATAAAAAGCAAGTCCAGAAATCATACAAGGTAAAAATCTAAAAGGAATATCAGCTGTATTTCCGTATGCTCCTGCATCTTCTATTCTTTTTAAAGTATAATAGTGTAAATGCGTGTAAGTAGTTGCATCTGGCGTTAAATACAAAGTTATAGTTGGAACTGTTTGTCTATCAACAAAATATTGTGACGGTTGTCCTGTTGATCCTTTGTTGGGTAAAGCTGCATAAGTTGATCTATCAATTTTGGATAATGTTAGATCAGTAACATTTGTTCCTGGTGATGATCCAGTCGATACATATGCCTCTAAAACATCATTAGTAGATGTAGGAGTTGTATAAGTTGCTGTACCAGCAGTTAGGACTTGAGTTTGTTTTTCAACTTTCCAAAGATGTACACCTCTGTTTCCCCACTCTGAAAATAAAACATTTAGACCACGTCTTGCTTTTTTAAGATCGTATCCTGAATTAGTTTGAAGACCACATCTTTCATAAGCCTCTTCTACAATGTCATCAATTGATAAATCAAATGCTGTAGTTCCTGATGTAGCCATTTAAACATATCCTTTATTTACTTTTACCAACGTTTTTATAATCTTTAGCTTTGCCTTTAAAAATTAAAACACCTTTTCTACCTTTAGGTGTAATTTCTTTTACTGTGACTGGTTTTCTTACTCTTCCACCCTTATTGTAGCCTGTAGGTTTCATCATACCGCCACCCATTTTACCGACAGGTGATTTACCAGACATAGCCATTTTCTTGTGCATTTTTATTTTTGAATTATCCATTAGAATACTCCTTTAAAGTTAGTTCCTTTGATGGCGATTCCGCCACCTTTCATTTTGTTTTTTTTACCTCTCAAGATTTTAAAATCATCTCCAGAAATTTTACCGTCTTTATTTGCATCAAGTTTCTTTTGACCACCGATCAGACCACCTTTTTTTACTGCATAACCAATTATATTTTTCCCTGGTCTAGATGGTCCATCTCTATCGTATTCTACACCAAAATCTGATTTAGGTTGGTTTTTTGTTTTATCTAAATCTTTACGATCTTTACTAGGAGGCCCTTGTCGTTTTTTTGGTTTTCCAGGTAATGAAGGTATCCCACTTTTAGGTTTACGTTTTCTACCTTCTTCTTTTCTTGAAATTCCTCCGTCTTTCATACCTATCTCCTTTTTTAATTCTTCTAGTCTTTTCTTTTTCTTAGACTCATTAGATTGTTTTTTTATATTTTCTTTAAGAGATTTATCAGGTTCATCAGCTTTCGCTTTCTTTTTAGAGAATATGCCAAATCCACCTGACATATATCCTTTTACATCTCCGCCTTTTTTCATACCAGGAAGTTTAGGTTGTGTTCTAACAGGTTTGTTTTTATTTTGACGTTCTTCACGTTCTTTACGGATTCTTTCAATAATCTTTTTTACTGAATCTCCTATTGGTCTTAAACCTTCTCTTCTCGGCATTTTGTTCTCCTATAAAATTTTGTACTTAGTTGTATCTATTATACCACCACATTGTTTCTTTGCAAAGGTAGCAACATTAGTTGGTTTACCGCCAACACCTTGAGCTTTACTTCTTTTCCTTGCAACGGCACTCCGCCTCTGAGAGTCTGTCATGCTTGCTGCTTTGGCAGCAGGGACGCACTTTGGATATTTTCTTTTTGATCCACTTGCAGATTTTCTTCCACATTCTTTAAAACCTCCGCCTTTTTTCTTAGATCCTATATCGACCCATTTTTGATTAAACCACTTGGTTAAACCGCCTTCTTTCATTCCAGCAGGGACACAATTAGGAACCATCTTGTTCCCTTTTTTCTTCATGCCCTTTTGGACATAACCATCCCAACATGTTCCTTGTTTAGACATATTTCATCTTTGTCATATCAATCATACCACCATCAGCTTTTTTGATAGAGTCTAAAGTTTTAGCTTGTTGTTTATGTAAGCCTGATGCTTTGTGTAAAGCTTTAGCTACTTTTTTAATTTTTATTTCACCACCGTTTTTAGCTGTAGCTCTTTTACCTTCAACTATATCTTTTACTCTTGGATTATCTGCAGGTAAACAAATTTTACCTCCGTTTTTATATCCAGATCGAATCATTTCACCACCCTGAGCTTTACCTGCAGGTTTAGGGCCTTTGAAATCTTTTCTCTTCACACCAGAAGGATCTTTAATTTTTCCCGCACAAATTTTGCTAGCATAGGCATTAGCATATGCTGACGGATAAACTTTAAATTTACGTTTCGCTGCTGCTTTCCCTCTCGGGCATAATTTGGTCATTTTTAAATTTGCTCCTGTTATAAACTTTCTTAGACTTTATCACTTTCATTCTATATCGTCTAGTCCGTAGGGCTTTAGCTATTGAGTTTTTTCTAGGCATATTTTATTTTTGCCTGATTCTATTATAGAAAAACCATATTTTTCAAGAACCGCATGAATTAATTCCATGTCGTATGCAGGATAATCATCAAATACAAATCTAGTCCCTTTAATAGATCTGTTTGCAAACCATACAGCTTCTGTAATAACATCTTTAGTCATATGTGGTCCGTCAAAATGAACAAAGTTGAAATATTCCAAATGACCATTTTCATTCATAAATTGAGTATCAGTCATTTTTATGAAATTAAACATTGGATACTCTTCAAAATCTTTTATCATTTGTTGACCCATCGTATCTGGGTAGGTAGGAGCAACTCCTTTTTGATATCCTTTCCAAGTGACATTAGGTTGGTTATCACAATGTTGGTACACTAAATCTCCATAAGGATCTATTCCAAAATGCATATAACGAAGACCTTTTAATCTTTCTTTAAAAGAATCCATTATAATTTTAGAACCAAGTCCTTCTCGGACTCCTATTTCACAAGAATAAAATCTATCTTTTGGACTGTATACTGGAGCTGTTGCGCACCATTTTTTTAGAAGGTCGTAATCTGAACTGTCGCCTTTTATCATTGGATCCTTTTCTAGCACCTCTTAATTTGCCTTCTACTTCTTTTGGAATTTGTGATCTTGATATTGGCATTAAACTAAATCGGTTGCTTTTCCTATAATTGGTTTATACTTAGTTCTACCATCTGATTTATAGGCATGCAAGAATTGTTTTCTTGGTTGGTCAGTTGTGTAACTGCAGTGTATCCATCCACTGTTTGGCTCACCTGGAGTATAAAACTCTAATATTAATTGATCAAAGTCGAGGTTCTTATTGATCCAATCAGCTAATTCAGCATTGTCTGTACCCATCACTTCAAAATCTGCCGCTTCTGCACGAGCATGTTGACTTTTTATTGAGCTACCTATTTTTAGGCATAGCTGCTCACTACGGAAACCGCTTGTCACTTTTACTCTTCCAAAATGATCTCGCACGGGTTGTAAAATATTTTCACAAAGAGCTTTTAACTTTTCAATCTGACCTGAGTTAGGATTATTATTAATATCTAAACGAATAGCAGTATCCGATTTGATTAATTCTTGTAGTGTAAAATTACGACTAAGATTCATGTTTACTCCAATATTAATTTTTTAATAGACTTTGATCCATCTATATTTGACTCTAATTCCGCCATAGATTTTATACACTGGTATTTAACTTTACCATTAGGTTTTAACTGACGTTTAGCTACACGTGCGCCCTTCAAACATTCAGACATTGAAGTTTGTATACGTGCCTCCTTGATCTCTCCGTTAATAATCATAAGTAGGGCTACCACTAATTCTGTCATACTATCTTACCTTTGTTTTCACCTTCTTTAATAACATATTTTTGTGTACCATTTTTACCATGTTCAACAGATTTTTTTAAGTCCTTTACGTAATTCATCTGCTTAGCTTCTTTGTTAATGTGTGCTATATAATCTAAAACTTTTTTAGTGACTCGTCCCGTTGCCATTTGCTCTTACCTTATCTTTTAAATGTTCAATATCTGCTAACGCTTTGTCTAATTGTTCTCTTAAAAATTCTATATTAACTTTGTTTGTCATGTTCATTTCTTGAGTTTCTTCCATTTTCTCAACGGATTTGTAAAGATCTTCCAATAAAAAATGTTGCTCCTGGTCTACAGGAACTTGTTCAGATTTTTTTAACAAATCATTTTCAAACAACTCACGTGATGTCTCTAACGACACTAACCTCGCCGTCAGCTCTGTGTATGCGAACACGCCCATTGCTACCAGCACAATCAAAGAGGCTACGGTCTTCATCGGCATTTGTACCCGTGCTTCTTCTCCGATGTTCATTGGTTTATTGGACATGCGGTCCTCCACAGAAAGCTAAAATTACTAACATCAAGATTAATAAACCTGTAAAGTAATAATTCATATTTATCCTAGTCATACGTTGACAAAGATTATCAACCATTAGACCAATTTTGTCTAGAGCACTAAAAAAACCATATATCCACTTATCTATCATTCGTATGTATTATCCTCTGCTTTTACTTTTTCTTCCATTTCGTAAAACATCTTGTCCGTATCTTCTGTAACCATATCATTATTTTCTGCATCCCAAACGGTGGTTTGGACTTTATAGTCTGGCCAGCTGTTATCAGTAGTATAACTATTAACGTGCCACAAAATACGATTATTAGGCTGAGCTGCATAATTCCCGTTAGCAAGAGCCAATATATGCGCACACTTATGTTCTTGA